ATCTTGGCGCGTATTGCTGTGGTGGCCTTCTCGTCGAGGGTCAGCACATCGTTTTGCGCTCTTAGGTCGGCAATTTGCTTTTCGAGCCAATCTTTTAAGTACAACCAATCGTTTGATGTGAAGTCTGGTGTCATCGTTGGAACGCCTGACCTGCGGGGGCTTTCCCGGCTGGTTCCATATTTGTTTCCGATACCTGACTAGCCTTCGGCACGTTGTAGGCTAATTCCTTCTGTGTTTTAAGCTCCATCACCTTGCCTGCCAGCGCAGACTTGATAGAATCCAGGCTAATGTTCTGTTGCGTGGCAAGTTTCAGCATCAACATCTCGCGCTCTGCAAGCATCATCTGCGCTTTGTGCTGTCGGTCCAACTCTGCCTGGTCAGCTTTGAATTGCAGCTCAGCCATATCGGACTGCTGAACCAACTCCGCTTTCTTCATGTCGCTCTCCTGAACTAGAGTCGCCTTGTCGAGGTCAAATTTTCCACGTATTTGAGCTACGGCGGCTTGCGGCGGAATCTGCGGCTGCTGCGGTTGTGCTTGTTCCTGCGCTATCTGGTCTTCGGTCTTGAGGACATCGAGGTGGAGAGCGCGGAGAACCTGTTCACCAGCCTTGTCCCAATCCACCTTTGCAAATGCCGGATGTTGAGCAAATTGCATTAATTGCATCAACCGTTGCCCCATCTGGTCTTGTTCGTACAGCGAAGTGGCACCAATCGGGATGACCTTATAGTCCCCCTTGATACTATCGTCCTCGTTGTACTGCATGTTCCAATCGTAATAGCGTTTGATGTGGGGCTTGGTAACGAAATCATCCCAATGTTTCAGCCTCATGCGGAAAGCGATATTGGCGCTATTGACCATGATATTGGTTGCGCCTAGCGTCTCAGGCGCTGCCTGCGCTTCGCCTTGGAAGATTGCCGGGACGACTGTTTCAAGATCGACAAAGCGTAGAGCCAATTCAATGATCGCTTGCAACTGGTCTTGGTTGTTTGTTACTTGGAATTGCTGGAATGCTTTGCGGATATCGTCAACGGTCGCGCCTGGAATAAACTCCCAAAAGCGCCCGTTCCAATCACCATTAACCGGCTGAATCTGGTCAGAGATTGCGATATGCACCCGCGCACTATCTGCGGCGTTGTCCATCATCATCCGTAATGCTCCACGGATGATACGTTGCCACCAGTACATTTGCCGGGGAATGCCGATGCCGAACGGGCTGTTGTCAACCGGACTCCATACAAAGAAGTCGTAAGGAAGGTCCCCGGTATCAATTACGTTCAGGTCGGCTTTAATCGGTCTGTCATTAACGAACATCACACATGCCCTGAACACAGGCGCATCGTCAGGACATTCACAACCGAGTGCTACCAGATCGTCGCGGTCAACATCGCCGTTGTACTCCCATGACTCGTATAGTGCGCCTTTCTCTAACTCGGTAACCTTGGCCCGATAACCCTTCTTCGTCTCAGCGCAAACCAACTGCTTCGGGTCTTCCGCCATTATCTCGCGGATAAGCTCCTCGTCGTAACCTGTAACGCCAATCAGGTCGTGCAGCCCTCTCCGCGATATCTCGCCACGCTCCCATATGTAGGAAGCCTTTTGGATATTGTCTCTACAGTCGGGAGATGGGTACACATTCCACGCATCGATATATTTAGACGCCGGTGCCTCGTCCTCTACCATCTTTATGATGTGAACTGCTTTGCCGTCTTCACCTACAGTGCGATTCCATGACTTTTTAACGTCCTTGATAACAAGCGGCCCTTTCAGAACTCCCGTACCAAGTTTGATAGCCTGCCGTATAGCCTTCCTCGCCTCGCTGTTATATGCACACTCGGCAAGCTGATCGTCGATTTCATCTTCCATGCCAGCCATAGCCTTTTCAGCTTTAGCCTTCATGTCTACCGCGACATCCCGCATGGTTGCCGGCTGTCCGGTTTGGTCGTCTACTATCGGCGTTCCGTTTTGGAGTGCAGTCCGTTCATCTTTAGCCGCGTCAGCCATCTCAGGCTTAGGCGTAGTATCAAGATTCCAGTTCCGGCCCTCAACCGGAAAGGCTACGTCAACAAACCGTCCCTCGGCAGTCTCGCACCGTCCGCGAATGATATTGGCATGGACCCGACTGCGCGTAGGCTGCTGCTGTCTGACAGGTGCTACGCCGGTCGCAAAGTCGGTGACGTTGTAATTACTCTCGCTATCCAAACCCTCGTTGAAGATTTCCTCGTCTTCAGTCCATCTTCGCTCAACACCAGATGAGGCGCGATGCTCGACGGCAATCTTGCGCTTCTTCAGTATCTCTTCTGAGAATGCAAAGATCCGCGCTTTGTTGTCGTCTATCTTGCGCTCGTCTTCTGCTTCAATCTGCTCAGGTTGTTCTATCATCTAGTAGCCTATCACCATGTCGAGGGGGGCAAAGTTTGGCCGAGTGCGAACTAAAGGCTTTTCGTCTTCGTTGGTCATGAGGTCGGCATTGACACACACATACCGGAAAAGGTCTGCGCCGTGACTGTACTCATCGTGGAGCGGTGTCCCGGCTGTCTGAGTCTCTCTGTTGATTCGTCTGCGGTATCTCTTCAGGCATTCGACCAACCTTTCGCAATTGGTTTGATCTACATAGACGCGGGGGAACTTCATACGGACCTGGCGTATACCTTCCTCTACCGGCAACTCAACAATCTCGTCCCTCTCAGGAACGTTCCAGCCGAGTTTTCGCAATATGCTTGCTGTGGACATCCCGGTCTTGAAATCAGCCGAATACCCATCATGAGGAAGCCATGCTTTGCCCCAATTCATGTTGAGCTTTTTCAACTCTGCGCTGTAATCTGCGACAGTCCGGTGGCTGTCCTCGATGTATTTGATTATCCTAATCTCTGAGGTGTGCCGCTGAATCAGGCCGATACTCATCGAATCATTCCATCCGAGGTCATAGACCACATGGACGCGAAGCATAGGATCGTAAGGCACGTTGCATATTCTGCGCTGTGACTCCATCTCCTGGATGTTCTTGTAGTAGATTGCTCCTTCAACGGCAGGACGGCATTTCCCTTCCCATATGTTTTCGTAATCGTCTGGCGTGGTTTTCTTGCAGTGCAGCCGCTCTTGCTCAAGAACGTCAGGGAACCAAGGATTGTCCTTGTAATTCATGTGGACAACAATGCAGTCATTTGGAGGATTAACTACAAATCGTTGGTGTGTCTCGTCAGTCTCAAGGTCAGGGTTGTACGTAAACCAAATCTCAGAGTTTTCTTTTCTGATCGTCGGAACAAGTATCTTCCAACTGCGATTACTCACCGCTTGGGCTTCTTCCACCCAACAAATATCAACACCCTCGAACGACTTTATTGTGTCAACGGTATGCTCAGAGAGTCCAGCGAAGGAGAACTGAGTGCCATTGGCCCCGCGAATCTCAGTCGTTAACACGGTGTAGAAGTCACTCATGCCAAGTGATTCGATTTGATCTTTAAGTAACTGGTGAACAGAGTCCTTAATAGACTTCTGCACCTCACGCGCACAGAGTATGCGGGTTGTTTTGCTGCGTCCAATAGCCAAAAGAGCGCGGGCAAATGACCAGCTTTTAGCCGATCCTCGCCCGCCTTTCGATCCCTTGTACCGGTGAGGGTGAAACAGGAACCCTAATTTCTCAGGAATCTCGATGTTAATCGTTTTCTGTTTCACTCGGTTTCACGAAGGTGATGTTTATTCCGGTAACGTTTACGTCTCGCTTATTGTCTTCGCTGTACAACCCTTTATGCTTGAATAGCGAATCGAGCGAAGTATTCTTGTTCCACAACTTCAATTCGGTGATCGTTTCAAACCCTTCACCTTCACCCAAACTGCGATTGCTCACCTTGACACTTGACACAGCGGCGGCAACTTCATCCGGCATATCTTTAGGCTTGATCATGTTGCCGTTCTCATCGAACAGTCTGCGGAAATCGAATAAGGCTATGCGTGACTGTTCGAGCAATAGGCGTTCTGTCGATATATCGAATTTCTCTTTTACCTCTACCCTTAATTCTTCGACCCTTACCGAAACAATAGGATTAGCAAGGAGTTTAGAACCAGCTACTTGGACTGCGTTATCTTTCCACTTCAATGACTTCGGATAGGCGCGGCGATAAGCCTCAGAAGCATTGCCGGTGAGAATATACTCTTGAGCAAACTTCTCTTGGTTTATCGTTAGTTGTTTCTGCTCCATTGCCTTTTTGTTATTTAAAATGTTAAGGCTCCGACCATCGCTGCTGCTTCGCTCTTTGGTATTCTCTTTATCCTGCAAATTTGCAGAAATGCCCTTTTCTCTGCCTTCACTCGTTCTTTTTCTATGTGTTCAAGAACGTTTTTATCGTCTTCAGTTAGTTTTGGTTTGTTTAGTAGTTGTTGTTTGCTTTTTCTTTTCTTTTTGCGCGGATTGTTTTTTCTTCCCGCAACAAACTCAGGCACCCCACCGGCTTTTTCCATAATATTGAATCCGGTCTTTGAGGAATCGAAAAAGTCTATCCAGAACTGTTCTCTCTCTAAAAGAGCCTTTCTTTCAAACACCTCCTCAATCTCGTAAAACTCGAACCCTAAACCATGTGCCTCTTCCCAGGCTGCTTGGAGTTTGCTGTTATGGTGATCCGAATGATCGAGCGCCCTAATGTGATTAATCATTCGGTTGCTAATATTTATTGAGCTGCCGATGTACCTCTTGTCTGTATTAATCTGGAGTATTGCGTATACCCCCATGGCGGTCTCTGTCATTTTCGTGGGGTTACCTTTGAGTCGCAGGCAGGATCTTTAGTGCGCCCCAGTAGCTCGTCACTGACGTATGCGCCCCCTGCCTGTTTCCCAAATATCCTCTCGTAATTCTCCCGGTACTTGTCATTTGGGATGTGGCACGAGCTATTACCCTTGCTACGCGAACCCTTCATACAATCGGCGCTCCCAGGTAATCGTATTCCTCTGTCAGCCGCTCCATGATCTCTATTTCTTTCTTCTCGCTCAGTTCGGCAGTAGGCTCAAATATCCCTTCGTTTGTTCCGCGAATGTGGAATCCTGTATGTTCTATGCCGTCGATGACCATTTGTGTCTTGATTACGTCGATCTGTCGCAGGAGTTGTTTGTTGCCGTTGCTGTCGTATATCTGCATAGTGAATACCAATAAAAAAAGGCCGCAAAATGACAATTTA